ATTTAATGCTTTTGTCATTTTTGAGTTAAATATTCTTTGTAGTCCTGATGACTTTATGGATGAATTTACTAGCTGCCCGCCAAAAAATCTTCCGTAAGATAATGCAAATTGATTTGTTGCCTGTGCTCCTCCTGGCCTCTTGACGGTCACTGACGTGCCTTTAGGCATAAACACTGTTTCACCATCTAGTTCAAATACTAGGCGCTCAGCGGACCTTGGGCGGATTACTACGGGCATCCCAGTCTCCATCACAAGAGCTTTATTTGCAAATATGTATTTCTTCTTTTGTTTTTTATTTTTGGATGGGACTGAGGATTTAGATAATTTAAAATCATAATTGATTCTAAAAGAAAGTCCGTCAGTATCAAATCTAGATAGCCTAAATAGTCTCGATGTTGGAACGCCAACCTTGTTCCATTCATAAACGTGATGCAATGATCTTGGCCTTACCCTTGCTTGTGAATCAATATATTCGCCAAAATCTTTTTCTATTTGATTAAATATTGTTGTTTTAAATAAATTCTTAAACTCAGCATTTGTTGTTAGCTTTGAAAGTACCGCTGCTTCATAATACAAGAATGCAGATACTTGTGCCACTGTACTATCCCTAAGAACTCCTGGGGCTGACCCTGCCATTAATCTTTCAAGTCCGCTGGCAGTTTGAATTAAGGCTACGCTAGAATCCAATTTCCTGGTTCTCCGATCTCTTTGCAACAGAGTTGTATGCAAGAACATTACCAAATGGATCGGTAATCGGGGTAGAGCTTATTACCTCAAATACTGTCGGCGTATTGTTTGGATAATTCATTTCTTTCCATATTACATTGCCAGACATATCTCTAACATTAGTAATCTTTTCTCTATATGTTATCTGTTCTGGTGTTCTAATTTCAAGCATTTGTTCGTTTGTGTATCTATTGTTAAATGTCTGTTTGTCTCCGCCTCGACCAGAACCAGAATTTGAAATTATGCCTTTTGCCGCACATGGCACAGATCTAGTAAATATCCATTCTTTTTTAATAGCACCAGTATTTTCATCCTGAGTGTCTAATTGAAGATAGATATCTAGCTTCATTGGCATTAATGAAGTTGCTAGGCTCATTTAGATTACAACCATACCATTGACTACGTATTGATCAAGCAGCTGGTCTGCGTACAAATTGCCAGTTCCAGTGTGTGCCTTATCTAGGAACTCAAACTTCCAGTCAAAAGTACTAATATTTTTTACATACTTATCTTTCCATGCACGATCTTTTTCAAAGTACTGCTGCATTAACACTAGACAAGCTTCAGACACATCGTCTGGGACTCGGTTCCAACCATACCAACCAGTAATTGAATAGATGTAATCTTTTTTAAAGGCACCAGAGTATGATCTATCATTAATGTTTGGTGGGATTAATCCGTTAGCAGTATAGACTAAATTGTCATAGAGGTCTTGCTTATTTATAGAAAGTCCGTAATTTGATTCAGATATCTTTGGAACAAATGTCCAATTATTAATTTGTGATGAAGAATCTATTAGTGTAATTCCTTCTTCTTTAAGAACAGTAAGACTAATAATTCTTGTCTTTAGCGGAAGCACGTCAGTGCCACTACCGTATTGAGTCTCAGTCATATACTTTTGTGAAAAGAATTGATTTGTATAAGCATCAATTAATTTTCTTGCGTAGCGTTCTGCAATTTTTAATTCATTATAAGACCTATAGTTTGGGTCGGATACGTCTGTGCCAATATTTAGTCTATCAAGTGATTCAGAAATGCTAACATACGGTCTAACAACATCTACTATTTGCTTATGTGTTGTCTGGATTCCGTTTACAGAATAGCTCCAGGTAATCTCTAGCGTAGGCTCATTAAAGTTAGATGCCGATTGTGGAATTATAATTTCATAAGTTCCAAAGTCTGAATCTAATTTTGTTGCAGTGTAGGAAGCTGATGGCAGCTGACCAAACGGTGCGCCATCTGGGTTGGATCTTTTAACTAACGCAGTTACTGTGCCGTCTGCGTCTGTTATTTCACCTGCCCAGTAAATTTTAGTTATTACTCTTGAGGCTTGATCTTTGTATATTTCTGCCATTAACTTATGTTAACGTTTAGTTGTAGAAGTCTTGAACTTCCTTTGGTGTCGCTAAACGAAAACCCTCCTCTGTATCAAAGATTTTTTGAGCATCTTCTTCTGACATAGCCACAAAAGGATGGTCCTTTGTAAAAGTCTTTCCATGAATATCGTATCTCATGTTATCTCTTGTCATTCTAACTAGGATAGTATCTTCAGCCTGTGCCTTTGGATCAAACTTTGGAAGAATTTCAATTTCTTCTGTGTCCTTCTCAATTGCATCTAAGGTGCTTTGATATACACTCCAAGTAACGCCTTCTTCTGCTAGAGCAGCAATAATGTCTTTTTTATTCTTTAGGCCTTCTGTATCAACAGCAAAATCTGTTGCAATTATTTTTAATTCAGCTACCTTTAATGTGTCAAACGACATATTCTATTTCTCCTTTTTCTAGGTCCTTTAATTATAGCATTGTTAAATTTAAATGAAAAGCCCCCAAAATTAATTGGGGGCCTTTCGGTAGTTTAATTCTTAATTAATTAAGAAGCAACCTTAACGTTCTTTACAACTACCCAAGCGTCTGCCTGCTCGATTTGAACGCCAACACGAGTATACATTGTGTACTCGATTGAGTCCTTACGTGGCCAGAAGAAGCGGTAAACAGTAACATCACGCTTGATACCAATAACAACGTTATTTGGGAATGTCAAGTGGATATCTCCGTGTGAGCCTGATGGGCTTGCGTATGTACCTGTCTGTGTCTCAGGAAGCAATGGAACTTCAACGATTGGAATACCAAATGCGTATGGAGCGACATAACCTGCTGGACCACCAAGAACTGGAACATCTCCACGGATGATGCCTGAAGCAATGTCCTGTGGGTTAACGTTCTGAATGTTTGTTGATGTTGAGTATAGGTAATCTTGGATCAAGTTTGATCCTGCAAGGAAGCGAAGGTCTGTACGACGTTGCTTGTACTTACGTGGAAGAGCCTTAAGAGCTGAGTTAAATACTGCACGAGAAACTGCAGCACCTGCAGCATCGACAACGTGACCGCTTGTCTTTGCCTTCTTAACTACACCGTCAAAAGACTTGTATAGTGCATCGCTTGAAAGTGATGTATCACCGTTAAGAATAACATCTTCGATGTCATTTCCTGCCTGTGTTGCCATCATACGTGCAATGTGATCTTCTAGATCTGCACCTTCAATGTTGTCTTCTAGAGACTCTGTTGAAAGCTCCCAGTCCATGCGGAGTTTCTTAGTTGTGAGAGAAATTTTTGAGAAAGTAACACCTGAGTTAGCTCCTGTGTTTTCGCCTTCAGATGCAAGCTTTACAAGCTTCTCTCCTACGGACATACGATCAATTTCTGTTGTGTCAGCTTTCATGCGGACTGTACGTGCAACCTTACCAATTACGGTAGCATCGAACATATAGTCCAAGAATCGTGCTGATTGTTCTGGGTTTAGAAGTCCACCGTTGCCATTTTCTGAAGCAACATGAACGCCTGAACCACCTGTTGAAGAACCGAACCCAGTTGATACTGTTGCACCAGCTGCTGCGGCCTTTTCTAATAATTCATTACTCATTTTTATTTCACCTACCTTATTTTAGTTAAAGATTTCATTTACGGAACCGAGGAAAGCTCCAGACCATTTTGATTTTGATTTGGTAAATACCTCAGACCCGCCAAGGTCAGAGGACTTCTTAATTGCGGTATCGCCTTCTACGGCATCAACCTGCTTTTGAACACCATCAATGGTGCCCTTTATTTCTGTCACAGCTGCACTAAGTGCACTGTGCTTTTCTGCCAACTCTGAAATTCTATCATCGACGCTCTTGCTGAAAGCTTCAACAGATGTTTTAATTTCTGTAACTTGTGCAGCATTTGCTTCTGTAGCTTTTGTGAGTGTCTCTGCGAAAAAGCCTTTGAGATCGCCTAACATTTTTGCAAAATCAGGTTCATCAACCATAACTTCTACTGTATCGGCTGCTTTTTCAACGTTGTCGGCAGAGGTATCTTCAGCTGTAACTTCTACAGCTTCCAATGATTTGTCAAAAAGATTGACATTTGATTCATCGTTAGCTTCCGCTACGACTTCCTCAACTTCTGGAGTAACTTCGGCTGGTGCTTCAACAATTGCTTCTGCAACTACTTCTGCATCATTACCTACATTAAGTTTTTCCATGTCATTACCTCCTTCTACGTTTGCCTGTTTTGCTAATTGTGTTTCAGGCAACGGTAATCTTGACTTCTTAAATGAAGCAAGAATTTTATCTATTTCTTTTGACTTGTTAATGTCTGAGCTTTCTACCCAACCGATTAGCGCAGCTGGTTTTCCAGATATTGGTGAATCAAAAGTTTTTTCTGTAGACATAAACACTGAGTCGCTGTCTTCGCAATAAAAAATATTTTCTGTCACTACATTTGTAGCAAGGCCTTTGTAAATAATTTGTCCATTAACCTTTTCGATTGATAGAATGTTACATAGCTCATTTGCTGGTGAGTCAACAATTGAAAGTTCAACAAGATCATAGTCTTTAATAAATCTTACTGCCTCTCCTGTTGCTTTGTTAACTTCGTTATCAGACTCTTTAATTTTTCCGCCGATTGAAAAACCAGAAAGAGTACCATCAAGAACTTTTTCCCAAGTATCTTGTGCACCCTTTGAAATGTATGAAGTTACATAAACTCCATTGTAAAAAGTTTGAGACTTTTGATCGTAGTATGTTTCTGGCTTAAATGAAACAACTTTACCAACTGCAATTGACTGATGCATCTCACGAAGATTTCCTCTGAAATTTTCAAAAGCCTTTACGCTTGCTTCTGCTGTGACTACATCGCCTGTCTGGTCAACATTGTCTAATGTTGCAAAACCAGATACAGTTCTATTTTCTCGGTTGACCTTAGTAAATGGAATCGACAAATGTAAGTTGTCGCCATTACTAGACCAATGGCCTTTTTCAATGTTCATATGCTTAATTTTAGTGGTTTATCTACTATAACGCAAATAACAGTTGATTAAACTTATTTGACTTTTGGACCATCGCCTTTGGGGTTTCTGGCCTCTCCGCTTTTATCTGGGGCATTTGCGGATCTTTGCTGATCTCGCAATCTATTGCCAGTAGACTTGGCATTTTGATCAGCCACTTGCTGTGGCTTTAAATCTACCATTTCGTCCCCGCCGTCTACGGTTGTCATATTTTTTCTAATACGGACTTCGTTAGGGGTAATTACCTGCATTCTCAAATAGATTTCATCAATGCGGCTTTGGGTCTCTTCGTCTGTGAGACTGAGCTCGTTAAACTTTAATTGAACAACATCTGTTTTTTCTGCAATTAAATAATTTAATTTCTTTTCAAGTCTATCTTGTGCTGGACGGCAAACTTGCTCTTTAAATGTCTTATCCGCATCCCTAGCAGCGGCCAAGTTAATTCCTTCTGGGATACCTATTTTGCTAATTGGAACACGATGAGCCAAAAGGATTTCATCTCTATTAGACTTACGATAGATATTAAATGAAGACTCTTGCTCTCCTGCTTCAATTGGCTCCATCTTAAATTCGGTCTTTGAGTCTGGGGTATCTGCTGGAAGCGGGATATACAATGATCTGTGGTTCTTACCCTTTAGTCCAACCTGGAAAAATTCAAGAAGTTTTCTTTCTGATTCTGGTGAAAGCTTTGCTCCCTTTACTGTAATAATGTATCTTGGGACCGCCTTGTTTTCAAAGTAGTCTAGGTTATATCTTCCAGCAAATTCATTTCCCGCCAGTGCTTGCTGCGCTGCAATGATGTCTGGGACTCCGTAGTAGTTGTTCATTGGAGTGTATTTCTTTAAGTGAATAATTTCATTTGGTCGATCTTCTTGTCCTGCAATTGGGCTTGGGGTTTCTAGGTCTCCAAAGTTACGGAAGAACACAGCCTTGCCGTAAAGTAGCTGAATGAATCCGTCACGGAATCTACGCACACGCATTGTTTTAGCTGGTATGTGGCCGATATAGCCTATGTCTCCTGCTGTTGTGCGTCCTACCTCTATGTAGCCATTTCCAGTTGCCTCAAGGTCTGTGTAGGCCTTTATAAGGGTCTCTGTAAAAGACTCTTCTTCATTGCAATCATCAAGCCATTTGTCTAGCTGTGTTTTAATTCTATCAATTTTTGCACGGGCCCTATCTAATTGTTTGTCATCATTAATGGCATCCATTGCATCTTTAGCCTTTGATGTTTCTGCGAACATGTATCCAAGACCAACAATATTTGAAACCTTTGCATTAATTGCTGCGTAGTTATATGTTGACACTTCATAAATTTTTGATAAATACTCTAAATTATAAGTTGGCTCTACAAGATCAAATAATGCATACCCGCTAATTGCTTGCTGCAAAAGGTTTTGTTGTGTACCGACACCAGAAGTTCCTACAAAGGCTTTTGAAAAATCACGGTTAATTTTACGTTTAAAGTTTGTTCCAAGGCCTCTTAGCTTTTTAATCTCATCTAGGCCTATCTTGAATGGATCTTCGTGCTCCTCTGATTTTTGAAAATGAAACCAGTCTGAGGTGTTAGATATATCGATAGTGTTTCCATTATCAATCTCGTCTTCTAAAAATTCTACTTTTCTATTCATGAACTTTACCGCCTCTTAGTACTGAGTCTTTGTAGACTCCGATGTCGTATGGATCTGGTGGGAGTCCCCACTTAAGTCTTTGTTCTTGTTCTTCAAGCTCTTCGTCATTAATTTTTCTGCGTCCAGATAAGAACTTGGGTTGGCCGACATCAATACCAAATGAGCGAACCTCTCTAGCCAAAGCATCGATTCTGGATCTATTGCCTTTGATTGACGTGATCGAAAGAAAATTCCCATCGTCATCTCCAATCCACCTACCATCAGGCATTTCCCACACATAGATTCCTAGGGTTGTCTCTTCAACAATCCTGGTATTTTTCTTTAAGATATCCATAGACCACAATCATACCATTATCTGGTGCCAAAGTCCATATTTTGTAACAGATAATACACTAAATTACAATATTTGAACTAGCAAATTCAATAGAGTAAACCGAGTACGGGGTTAAGTCATTCCCTGATGTATATTCTGATATGGAGAGCTGTTCTGATCCAACAGAATTTGACCAATTACCAATATAATAGTTATAATGCCTTAATATTTGTCCAGATGTCAATACTGATGGGTAGATGGCTATATTGTTATACTTGGATCCCACCCCATATACAGTCCCGCCAACATTTTGATTGATTTTAATTATGCCAGAAGTGGCACTTGATAGGGTGACGACTATGTGATGTGGAAACCCAACCGTAAAGTAATTTGAGACATTTGTCTGGCTTGTCACATTTTGTCCGTTTACATATATTTCAGACACTCCGCTTTTATTTATAGTGCCATCAGATGACCATTCAAATATCTTAGAGCCGTTTGAGAATAAAACATTTTTCCCAGATCCAGGGGTATATATCATTTCAATGCTTCTTGTTGCTAGTGTAGAGTCTATATTAAACCCGCCAATATCATGCATGGACAGCCCATTATTTTTGTTATAAGATAAGATTCTTTCGTTATATCTAGACAGGTCATAGTCTTGATCTGAATATATTCTATCCCCAGAATTATCTGCGTAGTAGTCTAAATTATTAAAGAAATCAATTGAAAGAGATTCAATTTTTGGAATATCAAAAGACGTGTCATCTGATGACATTGTTGTCTTAATATATACACGCTCATTTGTTGTTAAATCATTTTTGCTGAAGTAGGGCAAAGACTTATTATTCTGACAAGCTTGCCAGCCAGTAAGACCATCTAAACTAATTTCAACAGATATGTTGTCGTAGTCTGGTGAGTAAGTTATCTGTGAGCTATTTATTCCAATTCCTGAAGGGACTAGTATCTCTTGCGTAAAGCTAAAACTGGCAGACTGTACTGTGTCTGTTTTTGCAAATGTTATGTAGTCATGGTCTATAGACAGTATGGCATCACCACTAGTTAATTCAGACCATTTAATTGCAGATGGATAGTAGTACTGTTTAACTGGCATTATTTTTGAATGATTTAGCGTAAATAAAACTCCGCCGTCTGGCTCTACTATTTGCAAATGATTTAGCTCATATGAACCAGAGTCATAATGATTTTGTATTTTGCTTTCTGATAAAGCATATCTATAGAATGCAACGCAGTCTATAACAAATGGCTCAATTTCATTCGATGGTCCAGACATAAAAGAAATTGTCTGGCTATCAAAAGGATATTCTTCTGGGACACTCTTTGTTGATTTGCTGACTCCATTTACATATAACAAAATTGAAGATCCGTTATACACCGCAGAGATATAAGATACAGAAGTTTTTTCTATTTTAGCTACTGCGATTGCCGACCCTATATAGAATAATACGTTGCCGTCTTTATAGGTTAGTCCAATTAAATTAGATGTATCAAATGCCAATGGTATTTCATTTGTAGAATTTTGTGGTGGCTTAAACCACAAGTCTATAGAAAATGGATTATTCTTATATATAGACGTTGCCATTCCTGGCGTATCATATATTATTTTTGTATCTGAGTTCATTTTAGTTCCAGATATAGATCCTGGCACAAGTGGCATTAGTATTGAATTTGATGAGTTAAATGAGACTCCATTGTTGCCGCTTCCTGAATAGTCATAAACTACTGCTCCACCTAAGTTTGCATAAGATATGCCATTATCTCTTAAGTCTGCGTATGTGGAGTATTGAGTTCTAAGTGCATCGTAGGATACCGTTGTTCCAGATATAACTTCGTCTAGCAGGTAGAATGATGTTGGGTGGTCATTTAAGACTACGCTTTTGTATGACATCCCGAACCTACTTTTCTTCTAGTAATTTTACTCTTGCTGTAAGTTCTTGGACTGCTTTAATTAGTGGAGAAATAAATTCTTCGTATCTTAATGCTTGCTGTCCTTCTGGATCATTCACATCAGAAATTACCCAACCGCCAAAGTCTGCAATGTTAGCTTCATCTAATACGGACTTTACCTCTTGTGCTATTAATCCGTAGTGAGTTCTATCTCCGTCAATCTTATTATATTTTACTGGATTTAATTTATTTATAAAAGTTAATCCTAGGTCTGAAGGTAGTATGTTTTCTTTTGTTCGCTGATCTGATATTACTGTGGCTGCCGAGTTTAAGTATATGTTCTTCCAGCCTCTTGTGACATTGTCTGGTCCAGAGTTAATTGGGCCAAGTAATCCTAAGCTAAAATTATTTGTTAATAGTGGATACCAAGAGGAGTTAACTCCAGTTGATGCCGTGGCTGTTGTCTGTAAGGCAATTCTTGTTGCAATAGGATCTATGATTGCATTTGATCCTGCTGGGCCTGCTGGGCCCTGTATTCCTTGTGCGCCATCTGCACCACGAGGAATTACAAAATCTAATAAGACTGCACTAGACGTTCCAGTATTTGTAACTGTTGCACTAGTTCCTGCTGCTGCGGTTGTTGTTGAATTTACTGATATCGTTGCTGCTGCATCACCTTTGGGGCCCGTGCTTCCCGTAGTGCCAGTTAAACCAGTATCGCCCTTTGGTAGAACTAAATTTAAAACTTGAGACGGAGATGTACCAGTTATAGTTGCAGATGCTGTCACTCCTGCTGTGACTGTTCCAATAGATAAAACATTAGACGGTCCAGGACCTCCCAAAATTCCATCTTGTCCTCTTGGAATGTTAAAAATTAAAGATTGCGATGGGGATGTTCCAGTAATCGTTACAGATGCATTTTGGCCAGCACTGAGTGTATTTGTTGCAGATACAGTTAAAACATTTGATGGGCCAGTTAATCCTTGCGGACCAGGATGTGCTGCTATGTATGTTGCAATATCTTCGCCTAAAATACCAAGATCCCTAGGTACATCGGGTGAATCCGAGTAACTTGGGAAGTGCCATCCATTAACGCCTACTGTTGCCATTTTTTAATTATACCACCTATGAAATTATCTTACTTCTTTTAAACATGAATGCTGGGCACATATACTTATTGCCAGAAACAAGTGGAGTTGAGGCATGAAAATATGGTTTTACTGAGGGGAATATGACAAGGCTGCCAGCCTCTGGCTTAATCTTTATATCTTGTTCTGGGAATGCCAAGTCGCCTCCAACATAGTCATCGTTTAAATAAAGAACAATTGAGGCAGTTAGTCTTGCCTCATCATCATCTTCTTCACAATCTATGTGGGGCCCCATTTGTGCTGGTGGGAAATACTTTCTTATTGTAACTTCGTTTGGCAAAAACCCTAAGTCTTTATTTAAGGATTTAGAATAGTCTGCTACGCACAAATTAATTGCATTAAGTATTGTAGCTACAATCAAAGCATATCTTTTATCTACATCGTTGTTGGGCTGTGGGGCAGTAAACGCACCAGACTTGTATTCTCCAAAAATATCATTTGGGTTATTGCTTGATGTCCATCTCATCCATTTTGTTAAATGAGCATTTTCTTGAGATAGGCCGTCTAGCCTTTCAATTTCTTTTACAAACTCGTTTGGGTTGGCAATAACATTTTTATAATAATAAATGTTATTATCAAGAAGTTCTTTTATCATTCTCTGCCTTCTGGCATTACTGGTTTGCCTTCTGGTGTTGCCCACTTTTTATAAATCTTTTCTTGTTCTGCTCTTACTGCCTTTAATTCTGTTGCCCAAGCTTCTCTCTGCTCTTCAGTATATTCTATGCTAGCATCGTCCCAAAATGAACCGATTGTATATCTTATGCCACCCTTTACTGTAGTAACCATATGCTCTCGTGTATGTCCACCAGCGAATATTGCAGTTAGACCAACCTTTGGCTTTATGTCGATATCGCTATCTTTAAACTTTAGGTGACCACCTTCAAAATCATCATTTAAATAAATAAATACCGCATACTTACTTCTTTCAAATGCTGTAGGGTTCCCAAGTTCATCTGAGTTGTCGGAATGATAGTCTGCAAAAGCGCCCTCAATCCATCTCTGTGCATGGTAGCTAACTTCAGAAACTTCAAACCCCAAAAGCTCTTCAGCCTTTGCTTTTATTTTTTCTTTGAGCTGATTAAAGAAATCTTCTGGCAAACCAAAAAGTTTTAAATTAGGGTCTGAAGGCCAGTATCCCATAGCTTCTGATCCGTAAAATGATATCTCATTCCACTTTAATATCTTGTTTTCTACCAAAAAATCAAAATAATTTATAACAGCAGAGCAAGTTTCTGGATCTATAAAATTCTCTACTATAAAAAATTCGTCTCTTATTTTTGGAATTGGCATGTCAGTATCCTAAATTCTTTCTTTCAGAATATCTCATGTTGGCTGGGTTTTCTCTTTCAATTCTTTTCTGTTCCATTTTGGCCCAGGTGTAAGCACCGTAATGCTTTTGATTTGCAAGCCACTGTGGATGACCATCATAGTAGTATTGGATGAAATTTCTGATAAAGAACTTATTTCCGTTTCTGATAGTTCTTACTCCATGGAAATATGGATCTTGTGATGGGAATACAAGGATGTCTCCAGCTTTTGGCTTATGCGGGAAGTATTCGTCTCCTATATAGAACTCAATGTCTCCACCCTCATAATCATCATTGATGTAAGTTGTACATGTCAGTAAGAACTTTGGTCCTGGCATATCTCTTTCTGAAATAATGAAGTCTGTATGGTACTGCATAGATAGGTTATTTCCCATTGTATCGATGTTTGCATCGTATTTAGAAAATGATGATGTCATCAATTTAGCTGATTCTGGCAATACAATCCCGTATGTCTTTTTGTAATCCTCGATAGCAGTATTATAAGCCTCATATACTCTATCTGACAAATACTTTTCTTCATCGTATCTTGGTCCAAATTCTCTTGGCTCATTTTCATCATGCTTTTGCTGAGAATATGTTCCAAATATTGACCACTCGTCCCAATTTCTTAAATAGTATCTGCCTTCTGCATCGTGATCTGACTCTTTCATGATCCTATACAGCTCGTCAGCATCTGGGAGAAGCCCCTGGTATATTCTTACTTTTGGCAAAAGCTCAAAAGATGTATACTCATAATTATTTGTCATTGTCTACTCTACCTAATCTAGTTATTGTCCAAAAGAATGGTGCGGTATATCTTGTTCCGCTTGTTACTTTTGTTACCCCATGAATATAGTTCTTATCTCCTGGGAAAAAATATGCAGCCCTTGGCTTTGGCTTAAACTTTATATTTTGCAATGGGAAGAATAACTCTCCACCTTCATAATCGTCATTCAGATAGAATACGGTTCCTATGTCATACCAAGGAAACTCATTCTCTGTTCCAGCATCTGGGCCTTCGTGAAGCTCTTTATCGGCATGTGGGAATTGCATTGCTCCTACTGGCCATCGTACTATGGCTGCGTCAGTAGGTGAAACTTCTACATCAAACTTCTCTCTAATGTAGGGAGTCATTCTTTTTACAACAAGATTTAATATTCTAACAACTTCTGGGTCAGCTTTCATTAAGGAGTCTTTTGTTGCAACTCTATCTTCCCATACTCTGTGGTCATAAATAATATTTCCATTTTCGTTCCACTGTGACTCTGTGACGTCCCAAATTTTGTTGTTTCTTGCAAAATTTAAAAGGTATTCTTGTTCTTCTGGCGTAACCATGTCTTCTAGCTCTACTACATTGTCTGGAGAGTTCCCGAAATGACCAGATGGGGTAATTGACATTCTTGCAAACCTAGCTCTTTTTGTGTATTCCATTTTTCACCTATTCATATTTCTTTAAAGACCTGACGTTGAGCTTATACGCTCCACCATCTTTTGTTCTAAACTTTTTTGCCTGCTGGTTGTGCCTTTTTTCTATTTCATCTTTAGAATAGAATTTCTTTTCCATTTTCCAGTCTTCTCTTCTGTATGGTATCAACTGCATGTAAGGTGTTCCTGCTGGAATAGTGCCTTCAAAATCTTTTTTAAGAAAAAATGGCATTAGGCCAGGAGTATCCATCTTATCATTATCTATTATAGCAGAAGTGGTAATAAATGGTAAATCAAATCTATTTATTGGATGAATGTACATTATGCTATATCCATCTGGAACGGATGGCGCCCAGTTTGGATACCAGTGAAAATGATAGTCATCGCATCCAATTGGTGTTGGGAAACTTTTCATTGGCTGTCTCACTCCTATAAAATCCTCATAGCCAGCTTCCGTTTTTACAAAAGTAGTTCCATCTGTATTCTTTTTAAAAGTTATATTACATGGTGTTACGTAAACGTATCCGCTTATAAATATATCAAGTAGTCCTGGGCATGATCTAAATGTTCTTACTGGACCGCCCTCTGTATTTAAATATGGCTCCTGGGTATTTGGGTCAATTTCAAATTTTGGAGCATCCTTAAACCATTCTGGCATTAAAGACTTTGTAGTTTGCGGGGCATACGAATCAGAAATAATGTTATATAGTCTATTAGAATGAAATGTTATTTTATTTGTCATTTACCCGTAGCCTCAAAGTCTTGGTCTCATGCTCACCAACAACTTTTCCCTTATGATCCGTTGCGTTCCTATAGAAGCCCGCCCATTTACCAGACTGATTAATTTTATCTACTGTCATCCCATATTCTCTTCCATCGTAGGCTGATCCAACATAGCCCTTACCATCATAAAGATCTACCTCATATCCATTAATTTCTTTTAATGATATTGGAAGTATTACGGCAACTGGTGTGCCAGCTTTTACGGTTATAACTTTTCCTGGTGAAGTGACTCTCCATACAACTGGAACTTCTCCAGAAAAAAATGATGTTGTTAATAAAGTTGTAAATGCTTGTGCTCCATCTATAAAAAAGTTGGGGGCTGGCATTGTTAGAATTGTTGTGTTCTTGTCAGTCTTAAATGTAAGTCCAGTTATAAAGCTTATTGTTGCATTAGACCTATTTGTATGAACATATTTTTCGCCAGAAAGCACTTTAATGTGTATGGGCTGGCTATCTGATATGCCGTCCCAGATAAAAGATATATCTTCTGGAAAGGATATTCCCCATCCTAAAGTATTAGATAGGCTGACTGGGAAACAGTTATATGCATGTCTGTCTGCAGTCTCATCCATCCATTCTCTATTTACTTTTATTTGTTCTATTTTTGCTGGATTATCGCCAGTTTTAAAAACATTTATTTTACGCATATCCATCTGTATACTTCTTTTCTATCTCTCGATATGCTGGTGTGTGTGGTGCTTCTAGATAATCGAGCATTGTTACTATAGAATACTTTGTTCCGCTTGTTACTGGAAGTGAGGCATGAGAGAATAAGTATGAAGAAGGGAATAAATAAAGGTCTCCTGCCTGTGGCTTTATTTTTAAATTAAACTTATCAAAAAATAACTCCCCGCCTTCGTAATCATCGTTAATATACCCAACTGAAGATAGTACACAGATATAGGAATATCCGTGGTCAGAGTGTACTTGAAAATGCTGCCCTGGTCCGTATTTAACAAAATTAAAAGATTCCCAGTAATTTAGTGGTGCAAGGTTAAATTTTTGTCTATAGTCTTCTACTGGGCCTAGCTGTGCATCTTTAGCATTTTCCCATATTGATTCTAGTTTAATTTGATCTGCGCTTTTGCCATCATCATCCTGCTTATTTTTCTTAATTTTAAAATCAAATGCGTCTCTATACTTTAAGTCGCTCAAAGCATAACCAGTTGTGGCCTGCTTCCATTTATAAGTTGCATGTGGTGAGTCTGAGTATCCGACACCTTCGGCATCTGGGTCTCTGGATAAACATTCTTCAAGCCTGTTAATCAAATCCATTTCTTTTGGAAATACATTTCTATATACAAGAACTCCTGGTGCTAACATCTCTGGCTGATTCATACTACCCTCCCATATTCAATTTGCTTTTATTTTTTAGTCTAACAAAGCTGTCAAACTCATCTCCGTGAGAATTATCATTATAATCTGTCATTGTTACCACAGAGTACTTTATGCCATCAGAAACTGGCATGGCTGCATGTGAAAACAAATATGTTGAAGGAAATATATAAAGGTCTCCAGCTTTAGGTTTAATTTGTAAACCAAGTTTTGGAAAAACAATTTCTCCGCCAACATAGTCATCGTTTATATAGCCAACTAATGAGACTGTTGAGACGTAAGAAAACCCATGATCTGCATGCTCTTTAAAGTAATTACCTGGACCATATTTAACAAAGTTCATTTTTTCCCAGAAATTCATTTGTATGCTATACATATTGCAATAGTCTTGAAGAGCTGGGTTTTGTGCGTCATACGAGTCTTGCCATATTTTTTCAAATACAACTTGATGCTTGTCTTTTTCGGGAAAGCTTGTCTTTTCAATTTTAAAATCAAAGCAGTCTCTATAGTCTATAGATTTCTTACTTCCGCCAACCGTAGCTCGTTGCCACCTGTATCCTTTAGACAAAGAAAGCTCTTCCTCTAGTCTTTGGGAAAGATTTAAATCTTTTTTAATTACATCTCTGTAAACCCAAAGTCCAGGGAAAAGCTGTTCTTTTGAAGACCATGTCTCCGATAAATCATTTTGCATTTCTGCCATTAAGCCTATCATTTATTTATTATGACATTTAAGTATATAAATGTCAATTATTAAAAATAAACAGCTTTTGTATATTAGATCTTTAAATTATGTAGCAGAATTCCATCTGCAACGAACCAGTCTTGTGGCTCTGTATTTAATCTATATACTGTTGCTACTCCATCAACCAGTGTGATTGATTCGATTAGCTCGTCTGTAAGGGATCCGTCTTCATTTACATGAACAAGGTAATCTCCCTCAACTACGTCTGCTGAAACTTGAACCTGGTACATGCCATCTCTTTTAATAAATACATGCTGTACTAGAGATACCTTCTTTGACTCATTGCCATTAAAATACATTACCTGCGGTACAATTTTACCAATCTTTGAAGTTACTGTAGCTTCAACATTTCCTGAAGAGACTAGGTTGTCTGAATTCCATAGTGCTAGATCAAACTCTGACTCTTCTTGTGAGCCAACTAATGGGATTCCAGCTAAATCTACTGAGACAATTGTATCTCCAACTGCTAGATCTTTAATAGCCTTCATTCCTGTTGTTGTTTTAATAAGTGTGTTTTCTTCTATGCATCCGCCAAATCCTGGAGGGGAAAAGAACCCTGGAGGTGAAAAGAACCCTGGAGGGGAAAAGAACCCTGGAGGTGAAAAGAACCCTGGAGGTGCAAAGAACCCTGGAGGTGCGAAGAACCCTGGAGGTGAAAAGAACCCTGGAGGTGCGAAGAACCCTGGAGGTGAAAAGAACCCTGGAGGTGCGAAGAACCCTGGAGGGGAAAAGAACCCTGGAGGGGAAAAGAATGAAGGTGGTGAGAAGAAGGTTGTAACTGAAGCAGAGGCACCTGATGCAGCACCATTTCCGTTAGCATTGGCTGCATAAACAGTGTATGTCTGTGCAGTTCCTTGTTCTTGAGCAACTGATACGGATGTTGATGCTGTACTGCCAGACTTTCCGTCTGATGATGCCCAGTAATATGCCGTAATTGCTGATCCACCATTTGCTGGTGCTGACCATGACACTACGTCTGTTCCTGCTGTTGAAGATGATGCTGAAACAACACCAACTTGAGCTGGGACAGTAGTAGGTGTTGTAGCACCTGAAGTAGTGGTCGGACCGTTGCCAACTGCATTAGATGGAGTTATTGTAAATGTGTATGATGTTCCACCAGCGAGGCCTGTAAAAGCCTTTGTGGTAGAAGTTGATGTTTGTGTTGTTGTTGCTGGACTTGACACTATTGTATATAGTGTTGCTGCTGGTGAATCGGATGGAAGCGTCCAAGCTAAATTCGCTGAACCGCTATTGAACGCCCCTCCGTTAACACCAGTGGCAGTAAATCCAGTAACGGCCTTTGGCTCTAGGAAGTTATCCTGTGCTGAAGACTTAATACCGATTTTCTTATTTGCCATTTTTTATCTCCTATTATCTTTTATCTAATTAAGCTGACAGATCGCCAACAAGTACCCAAGTATTTGCTGCTCTCTTTATTAATGTTGCTGATGACCACTGTGCACGAAGCTTTAATCCTGGAGTTGCATTTACTGTAACTCCGCCTGCTGCTGCAATGTCTACTGCGCCTGCTCCCACTCTAAGAACATCTAGTGATGTACCGATTGGGAACGCAACTGCCGAATCTGTTGGGATTGTGACTGTCGTTGCACCTGCTGCATTCATTTCGATCATTGAGTCTTTTTCATTTACTGATGAAAGAGTGTAGCTTGCTGTCTTCTGTGAAATTGGTGTAGCTGAAGGAACTTTGCCTGCAAGCGCAGTTGTTATTGTTGCTGCATAGTTAGCGTCATCGCCAAGTGCTGCTGCAAGTTCATCAAGTGTGTTCATTGCTGCTGGTGCTGCTGCGATAACTGCATTTACCTGTGCTGTTGCATCTGCAATTGCTTCTGACTTAGCAGTTGCGATTGCTGTAGCCTGTGCTGTAGATACTGGCTTTGCTGAATCTGCTGTGTTGTTTACGTTTCCAAGACCTAGTGTAGCTGCTGTTACTGCTGCAACCTCTGACTTAAGTGCTAGAAGTGATGTGTCCGAAATTCCGTGAACGTTTGTTGTATCTGATTCATGTGATGAAAGAGCAGATCCTGCTGCAGTTGCTGCTGCTGCAATTGCTGCGGCTTGTGCTGCGTTGGCTTTTGCTGTCGCATCTGCTGATGCAGTTGCAACTGCTCCGTCAGCCTTGCCTGTAGCGTCTGATGCTGCTGCAGAAATTGCTGCTGCTTGAGCGGCGGATGCCTTTGTAGTAGCGTCTGTTGCTGCTGCAGAAATTGCTGATGCTTGAGCGGCGTTTGCCTTTGTAGTAGCGTCTGTTGCTGCTGCAGACTGGGCTGCGTTGGCTTTTTCTGTCGCATCTGCTGATGCAGTTGCTGCTGCTGCAGAAATTGCTGCTGCTTGAGCGGCGTTAGCCTTTGATGTTGCGTCTGTTGCTGCTGTTGAAACTGCTGCTGTTACTGCAGACTCTCTATCTGCTTGAAGGTCGTATCCTGAAATAACTGCTCCCGTTGGGATTGTTACTATTCCAGTAAATGTTGGTGAATTAATTGGTGATTTTGTTGCAAGGTTATTTGTTACTGTTGTTGCAAAATTTGCATCTGCTCCTAATGCATTTGAAAGCTCTAGAAGAGTGTCTAGTGCTCCTGGTGCACCGTTTACAGTATTTGCAATTTGTGTTGCTACATATCCTTGGCTTGCAACAGATGTTGCTGCGTTTGAAAAATCAAGTGATAGCGCTCCAGTTGATGAGTTGTATGAAATACCATCTCCAGAAGCACTAATTTTGCTTCTTACTGAAGAATCGCTTATTTGAGCTGATGGTACTGTGGTATTTGCATCTAGTGAAGCAACTCCGTTTGCAACCCCTCTGTCTTCAAATGGAATGTATGTTAAGTCCGCTGTGCTTACTAGGCCTGTATTGGCTGAATCTACATATGCCCTAGTTGCCCAAACTGCATCATTGATAGCTACTGTAATTGTGTTAGCGCCATCATTGTATGTCTTTGTAAGACCTGTTCCAACTGAAAGAGCTGAATTTATTGCATCTTGTGCAATTTCTGTAACGCCAGGTGTATCTGATGCACCATATGAAAGTGTGCTCCATGTTCCTGTACCGTTACCAAATTTAAACTTGTTTGTATCTGATTCGTAACCCATTTCTCCTGCTGCTAGTATTGGGTTAACTGAGGTCCAGTCTGCTGCGACGCCTCTTCTTACTTGAATTCTTACTGTTGACATTATGCCACCCCTTATTTTATATTATTTGTAAATTATACCACTGAGCCCATTACAATTAAGCATTAATTGTGCTGGAGTCAAAGGATAGATCGTATGAAGTTGTTGAAGGGGTTCCGCCGTCAGCGAATTTAGTCGCTGTTGTTACAACCCCGTTTGCCTGAACTGTATAGACTGGATTGCCATCGTAATCGATTGCTAATCCAATATCCATAAAGCTAATTGCTCCAGATGTATCTACTACATCTGTTGTATGTGCTAAAGAGACCCAAGTTCCATTAATCTGAACCTGTAGTCTCCCTGTTGTTTCATCAAATGCTATCGGGGCGGTGCCTAATACAATATTAGAATCAAACGTAGCTGTACCAGCCACATTCAATCCATTCTTTACTCTAAAATTCTTATTAACTGTTGCCATTTAAGTTCACTTATCCCCTAATTGTTTTATTGTGGGGGATTTTTAAGGAATCCCCCAAAACCTTTATTTAATTATTTAAGTAGTGTTCCAGATACTTTAACTGTTGAGTTATTTGTTGGTGTGACCTTTACAAGAACATCTGCACCAGATACTTCTGCTGTAATCGTTCCTCTTGATCCATTAGTTCCAACAATTGCATATTCTGTAATTGCTACGTTATCTGATGCATCTAGTGTTAATAGAATTTCAGATATTTCATTGTGTGTTGCGTTATCAATCTTAACAAGTAGCTTAGCTGAACGATAGTCAGCCTTTGCCCACTGGTAAGCTGTTCCAGCAACTGATGCTGTTCCAGATGATGAAGCTGCAATTTGCTTTGCTTGATCATTTACGTTTAGCGCTGTAAATGCTGTTGTTCCTGCTTGCTGAGCTGTGTTAGCAGCTGCTGCTGTTGCTTCTGCTGCTGCTTGAGCGGCGTTAGCTTTTGATGTTGCATCAGCTGATGCTGTAGCAACTGAGGCTGCGTCTCCTGATACTCTGAGGGCTGCTTCTGCGGCTACCTTAGATGTAGCGTCTGCTGAAGCTGTGGCTTCTGCCGCAGTTTTTGCAGTTGCAATTGCTGTTGTAACGTCAGATGAATTAGCCTTTGTTGCTAATGCTGATGTAAGAGTTGTTGTGTAATTAGCATCATCGTTAATTGCTGCTGCTAATTCATTTAATGTATTGAGAAGTGCTGGTGCACCGTCTACTAATGAATCTACTGCAGATGAAATTGCTGTATTACGGTTTGTAACCTCTGTTGAGATTGCAGTTGAAAGTGCTGCTGCTGCAGTAGCTTCTGCTCCTGCTTTTGCTGCATTGGCCTTGGTTGTAGCGTCTGCTGATGCTGCAGAAATTGCTGCTGCTTGAGCTGCATCTGCTTTAGTTGTAGCATCTGCTGCTGCAGTTGAAACTGAAGCTGCATCGCCTGATACTCTAAGTGCTGCTTCTGCAGCTACCTTGGTTGTAGCATCTGTTGAGGCTGCTGAAATTGCAGATGATGATGCGGCATTAGCCTTTGATGTTGCATCTGCTGATGCAGTTGCTTCTGCTGCAGTCTGTGCAGCTGCTGCTGCGCCTGCTGCATCAAATACGCCAGACTTTACGGAAAGCTTACCTGCACCATTAACTTCAAGCTGTGTGGCTTCTACTGATTTTACAAGAGTCGCTCCGCCAACAAGGTTGAGGATGTAGGCGTCTCCGCCTGTTTCTGTAAGTATGTTTTGGCCATTGATTGTACCTGTTGTACCTTCAACAATGAGGCCTGATTTAATTCTAAAATTTTTGACTACTGTTGCCATTTATATGACTCCTCTTATTGCTTTTTTTATTATGCCTTAATTGCGGTTCTATAATACTTAAAAGTAATAGATCCACCATTAGGGGTGACTCTTAGACTAATTATACCTGAATTTTCTTCAAAGGTATAAGTAAACAATGAATTACCTGTTGTTGAAATGATGTCTGATTCTGATACTAGAACATCCGTTCCATCATGTGTTGCTGTGATGTTTGAAGAGTAAACATCAATTCCTTTTTTAACCTGTATCTTGTAATGGACTGTTCTCCATGCAGTTTTTGAAAATGAATCTACGTTAGTAGGGTTTTCAATACCGTTTACTTCAAGATCGTTATTTCCATCCAGTCCAAGAAGAGTTGTTGTAACATCGGCGTTACTTGCAATTCCTGCAACTGCTGTTGATAGTGTATTTACCTTGTACGTCAAAGAACTTGAATCGGATGAGTTAGTTACACCAACTGCTGTTTCAAGTGCTTCAATTGCATCGTTGGCATCTGCGTGTTGCTGGGCATGGCCCACCAATTCGCTTGAAGATGAGGGATTGCTGAGATTGTCTTTACTTGTTGGAAAAACCGTTGCCATTTATAAATCCTCCTGGCGGTGTTGCGTGTTATCTTATTATACCGTATATCTTTTATTCAAATTGCAATATTTACCATTTTGATAGTGGGCATGTAGCTTTTGCAAGCTTTGTTTTTAATGGCATCACACATCCACATTGTTTGCACTGCTTGGTTAAATCTATAAGCTCTGGGCATGCCTTACATATATCATATCTTCTTGTTGCTTCCGCTTCTTCGACATATTCTGTGTTAGGGTTTAATATATCCCAGGGCCTTGTCTCACCCAACTTTTCTTTGTATTCCTGCCACTTACTGGTCATTCATAAACTCCTGGAATTACGAATTGGCCTCCTTGGTATAACCAGCCCTCTTCTGCCTTGTCTGCATGTCTTTGGGCATCTAGGCTTACATGAACAATAGTTGGATCTGAGAGCATAATTGAGTATATTTTTTCATTTGATTTTACTGTCTCGCCATCAAGATTAAATTCAAATATTCCTGGGCTTATCTCCCCAATATCAGATATCGTAGATGCATTTAAAAACTTCTCTGCTATCTCTGGGCTAACTCCTATAAATGAAGCAATCGTTCCATCTATAATTAAAGCTATCTGCATTGCGGTTCTGCCCGCTGCAATATGTGTCTGTTTTACTCCTTCGAGAAACCAGTCTTCTTCGTTTAAATTAATCATAGTTTATTATACCTTCCAACACAGATGGTGTCAATATGTTATGCATAACAAGCGTCTCTTGATCCGTCTGAGTTATATCGAGCATCGCAATCGCCTACGGTATAACAAGTTGAATAGTTTGAGCTTGCTTGGTTTGTTACGTCGTATGACTTACATGCATATTTTCCAGTAGCGGTTTTATTATAAACACCTGGACAACATGTCCCTGAGCCAGGGACTGTTCCACTGAGGGATCCTGTTCTTTGTGCACCTGTCTGCCCACAGCAATCGAAAGAATTATGGTAGCTCATTGTAGGTGAAGTGAAATAATTACATACACATGTTGCTGGTGGGGTGTATACACATGCTCTTTCTTGGTAGAATGGGCCAAACTCAGTTCTAGTCTCTGTTGTGCAGTTTGCAAGAACCCAAGTTCTTGTTCTATTTGCAGCTGTTCCGCCTTCTATGCTATCTGATGAGCATGTGCCAGACCAGGTTATATTGTTATATGTATAATCAGATCCAGCCTGCCATCCTGCTGTACATGTTGGTGTGCATGCTCTTGAAGTTGCATAGCTTCCATATTCAATTAAATTATCTTCTGTGCAGTCTGCATATCTATAGAGTCTGTATCTCCAACTGTAGGTTCCAGCCTCAGTGCTATTTACACAGCTTCCGCTCCATGTAACTCCGCCATATGTCCAATCAGCATCTACCCATCCTGCTGTACAGCCTATTGTTATTGTTCCTGTTGCAGTTGCGGCAGATTTATTTGAAGGAGTTAAAGTTGTTTGGGCTCCGTATCCTTGATGAGTAGCAGTTCTTGGATATACAGTAAATGCAGTTGGATCTCCATCTGCCCACGCCCAAGTATAATTTAGTTGAGAAGAAGGAACATTTACTGATGTATTGCCTTTGTATACATCATAGGATACTGCACCTGGTGCTGCTGGCCACGTAAGGTATACCATCTTATTTGTATTTATTGGTGTAACTGAAACTGTAGTTGATCCAGCAGATCCAGACCCGCTAAATGTTAGGTCAGACTGTGTAACTGAACCATTATTTGTAGTTACGCTATATGTGGTTGCATTTGAAGATGCAGTAAAGCTTCCGCTATAAGAAAGACCTGACTTGCTAATTGATACAGAGGTTGCTAATGGGGTAGCAGTAATGTCTGTCGCCGTAACGGAAGTTACTGTTGGGGAAGTTACGGCTCCATTAGTTTGACTCGCTGTTGTACTGCCTCTTAAATTTGTTGCAACTACTGTTACTCCTATAGTAGAATCAACGTCTGCAGCAACTGTTGTGTATGTGGATGATGTAGCTCCTGAAATATTATTAGAGCCACGCTTCCATTGATATGTATATGAAACTGGGGCATTTGCTGGATCCATATTCCAGTTTCCCTGCACAGCCCAAACTGTTCCTACAGTTGGAAATGTTGTACCTGAATATGTTAATGTAAGTCCTGTAGTTGATGGTAGATTCGGATATGCAATTTGCCAGCCATTATTATAGACGTAAGCTTTTTTTGCGGCGGCAAATCCTGAGCCAGTGTTTATTTTTAAGGCTTTTGCTTCTTTCCAGGATGAACCATCATTTATTTTCATTTATATCCTAGTACTGTATATAAATATCTCCAGCAACCATTCCAGTAGTAGGTAATGTGCCAGTGTTATTATAGAATGTTTTTGCACCCGCAGCTATTGTTGCGGTACCACCAAGAGCTACTGTAGTTCCATTTACAGTAATAGATGAATTTACTAGCTTGCTGTTGGTTATTGAGCCAGCAAGCATTTCATTTGTTACTGTAGCTGTGTCTGTTCTTACTACCGCTGTTCCAGCAATTTTTGTTTGATCAATTGCTGCTGCTGCGTTTATATCAAAATTTGTAATCGTTCCATTTGCAATCATGTCTGTTGTAATTCCACCAACAATGCCAGAAAGCGCTGCATTGGTAAAGTCTACTGTTCCAGTAAATGATGGGTTGTTAATTGGAGCATAGGCTGCTAAATTAAGAGTTGCCCATGATGATGACGTTCCATTAGTTGTTAAATATTTTCCTTCATTATTTAATTGTGTTGGTAGTGCTGAGATGCCAGTTACTGTTGCACCAGAAAAATCTACTGTACCAGTAAATGTTGGTGATGCTTTTGGCGCATATGTTGTTGATGCGGTTGATGTAGCCAATTTAGTGTCTAATGCTGTTTGGGTTGCAGTAGATATAGGCTTTAATAGATCTGTTGTATTGTCAACATTTCCTAAGCCAACCATTGTCTTTGTTATGCCACCCACTGTACCAGTGAATGTAGGGGAAGCAATTGGAGCATATGTGGATGCTGCATCTGTTGAAGAAAGCTTAGTCCCTACTAATGTTGTTAATGCTGTTCCTGCTGTTTGGTCTGAGGCAATATAGTCTGAAATTTCCTTAAGTGTATCAAATGAAGCTGGTGCTGCATTTACAACATTTGCTATTGCTGATGTTATATCTGATGTTCTTGCAATTGTAGAAGGAATTACAGAGTCTAGAATTTTACCGCTTGATGCCCCAAGTTTTGCATATCCTCCTGCTAAATCTGCATCTGCTTCCATTACATATCCGTCTAGGGTGTTTCCCAAGCTTGAAGATGTTAAATAGTTAGAAGCGCCATACGCCATCAAGTCATCGGTTGCTTGATTTATGTTAACATAGACATCTGTAAATCTTTGATTTGTTGCTGAAAGTGCTCTTGCGTCTGTAAAATAAAGATTACTTGTTCCTTCTGCTACTGCGTCGGTTGTTCCTGAAAAAGTTGAAGTTCCTGAGCCTGCTGCGCCTACATCACCTTTTGGAATTGTAAAATTTAATATTGCTGCTGAGGAGGTTCCAGAGTTTGTTACAGATACAGAAGTTCCAGGATTTCCAGTTGTTACTGAGCCAACTACTATGGTTGCTGATGATCCGTTAGTTCCGTTAGTGCCATTTGTACCTGCTGGTCCTGTCAGTCCAGTTAATCCTGTGTCGCCTTTTGGTCCTTGATCTCCTGTGTCGCCTTTTGGTCCTTGAGCTCCTGTTGCGCCTGCTGCGCCATCTAGTCCAGGTAAACCTTGTGGTCCTGCTGGTCCAACTGTTCCAGATCCAGATGTAATTCCAGACACTGCTGTTGAAATTGCTGTGTTTCTATTTGTTACCTCTGTTGCAATTTTTGCATCTGTGTAAGAATTTACTGCTGTCGTATTTGATTGAATTATTGTAGTTAGATCAGATTTAGCAGCAATAACTTTTGCAGAAGCATCATCTGCTGCTGCTGTAATCGCTTGAGATTTTGCTGTTGCAATTGCAGTTGTAGTAGTGGCTGCCTGAGCTGTAATTGCGCTATTTCTATTTATTATTTCTGTTGCAAGAGCTGCTGATATTGCAGAAGCAGCGGCGTCAATTGCTCTTTGATTTGTAAAATATTTATTGGTTGATCCTTCTGCAATTGAATTTGTTGTCAATGCAGCAATTGCTCCATTTAAATCTACGGATGCAGAAATAGAGTCTGGAAGCTGAGATGTTGGAATTTTACCAATAGAGTTAAGTGTTGCTACTCCGTTTGCTTCTCCTAATTTCAATGCATATGAGGCTGTTGCATTCCATCTAGAGCCGTTACCAACTTTAAATTTTAGTGTGTCTGTTTCGAAGCCTAATTCTCCAGAAAGCAATATAGGGTTATTTGTTACCCAATTTGCTGCTGTATCTCTTCTTAGTTGTATTCTTAATGCCATTTTATGAACCCCCTGCATCAACAATTATACCATCTATGTCTGCAGAGTTACCTCCTTCTAGAATTTGATCTTCTACTTGCTGTGCTTGTCCTTCAACGTTTCCGCCATCAAGTAATGTTTGGTCTGTTATTGATCCGCCATCATTAAGAGATGAAGCATTTTGCCCGTCATAGCCAACTATAATTGGTAATGATACTGCGGGGGTGTCTATAACGTTTGTATCTTTAAATGTTATCTTGTTCTGTACGTCAATTGTATGAACATCTCCATCAAACGTGTGTGTGTGCATGTAAAATGGAGTTGGGTCTGTACTTGGTGGGGTCAATTCAACCCAAACTAATCCGTTATATATTCTTAAGTTTTTAGTTACTATGTTAAAATAAATGTCTCCAGCTGTGCCTATATCTGGATTCTCCATGGAGGTAAGAAGATTAAGGGCAACCTTCATCTGTCTTGACATACTATTAACCTACAACTACTACTTTATATTCTCCAGCTGCTGGTGCAATTGCAAAATCTACTGTAACAACGTTTAAGCTTGTTCTTTTTACATCTGCCTCAATCTGTGCAAATGGGGAAGCTGCTTCAAAAATTTGAACAGTTACATCAGTTGTGCCAAGATTGTGAGTAATTGCGTATGATGTAGCAGATGCGCCTAGCGTCTCTGCATATTTTCTAGCAATTGCGTGATATGCTGTTCCGTTATTTGTTAATGTCCATGTATCAGATGTTTCATTCCACAGAATCTCTACATCTGTCTCTGAGCCACGCTCTACAGTTAATCCAGCATCTGTTGTTGGAGTTCCAGTAAAATTGCTATTGAGTTTTACCTTATTATCTTCAATGTTAATCTGTGTAGTGTTTACAGAGTTAACAGTTCCAATAACATTTAAGTTTCCACCAACCTGTAAGTTGCCAGTAATTTCTACGTTATCTGGAAGACCAATAGTTACTGCTGCGTTGTGTCCGCTATTTGGTGAAACTGTAACTTCATTTGTTGTTCCAATAATAGTTGCTACATAGTCACCTGTTGTTTGTGAATCTAGTGGTATAACTAAATTTGCTTCGCTTGCTCCAGTTAATCTACCTTGCTGATCTACTGTAAATGTTGGTACCTTTGTAATTGAGCCATAAGTTCCAGCTGTTACTGCGGTATCATTTAATTTTATTGTATTTGTTCCTGCTGTGTCGCTATATGTTGCTGTTAATCCTGTTCCGCCAACAACTGTCGATCCGATTAAATCTTGAATTACTTCTTGTGAACCAGAGGTTGGTGTCCACTCTGTTCCATTGTAGAAATATAGTACATGTGTGCCTGTATCAAAGTAAATCTGACCTGCAACTGGTGATGAAGGGGCTGACCCTAAATTCTGAATTCTAGCATTGAGTAACTCATTCTTGTTAAGATCAATGCTAACTAAAAACTTTTTTGCCATTTTCTTTCTCCCTTATGACAGATATGCTGTCCCTGAGAACGGTTGCGCCATTGTCAGTGTTATTTGATTAATACTATTATAGTCTATTCCAGTTTCTAGGATGTCCCCAGCGCTAGATTTGACGGTTACGTTTGGGTGGAACCCAAGGTTGTGATTTATCTGAACTGAATAGACTCCAGAGACTGGCCCAGTTATTTGTGCCATTTCCCATGGATATGTCAATGAAATTTGTTTATCCAAGATAAAGCTATTGTTTATATTCCAAGTATTTGTTGAAGCCTTTGGGCCCCAAAACCTTGTTGTGTTTGTATCAAAATAAAAGTCTCCTGGGACTCCAAGGGTGGCATCTGGGTTTCCGCCTCCACTTATTATTGTTCTTCCAGGCGCTCCAGTAGACCTAACTACTACAAGTGGGTTATTTTCTGTAACTATTAATTTTGTTGCCATTACACTGTTACCGATCTATTCAATGTCATATATCCTTCTAGGAGCCTAGTCTTGTTTACGCTTGGATCAACTAATACTAGGTCGTATGCGGATTTTGGGAAAAACATTTTGTTTGTTCTATCTGGAGATATAGAAATTTGTATTTTTCCTTCTACTGGACTTATTGTTAAACCATCTTGTTCTGTTAAAGTAAACGCTAGCTTTTTACCGCCTTGAGTATCTCTAACTTGAAGTTTTGCTGTGTGATTATGAAGTTGAATAGGTGTCTGATCTTCGTCTAGGTACTGGACCTCAAACGTAAACGTTGTATTTTGATCAACTTCAAAATTCTTTTGCGCTGCCACATTTACCCCTAAATTAGAAAAGCCCTTATGCCAATTTTAGCATAAAGGCGTTCCTAATCAACTATAACTTAGGCTTTGTTGGTAAATCCAAAATTTTTATCATTTGGATTTAATGCCTTTAAAATTACGGGTGCTACTGCTGCCACTCCGCCAAGCAATAAATCTCTAGGATTTGTATTGCCTGTCATGTATAAAGCTAGCGCTGCTGAAAGAAATGCTCTTCCGTAGCTAGCCAATGCTGCTAGGATTTGTTCTTGCATAGTTACTTTCCCATCTTTATTTAAATCTGCTTTTGCAAATTTAGCCATTTTATTATCTCCTTGTGGGCAATTTGCCCTTGGAATTTTCGGCTGTGGCCGAATACTACAATTCTACCACTATGCTGAAATATCTACAAGTTCGCAGTTGCCGTCAGAGCTACAGGCAAGGGTGGCAGAGGGTGATGTTCCATCTTCTGTTTCATAGAAAGACAAATCTTCCCAACGAATATTTTTTGGCATTTTTTCAACAAGAGCATCATACTCTTCTTTAGAAACTTCCTGGTATGGCGCTTGCTTGTATGTATGCTCTGAATGGGGGAGGAAAGAAATTCCAGAAACTTCATCAAAATTCTTATAAACCCAGGCCCCTACCTCCATCCACTCATCTTCTTTTACGGAAACAGTAATTGATGGCTTATGTTCACACCAAGCACGTTGGTACACTAACCAAATGTTTAAATGGTCAATTGCTGTAAGATCATTTCTTACAATTGCTCCTTCTGGTGCTTTTACTGGAAATGAAAATACGTATGTATCGTTTGGCTTCATTACGTCGTCTTCTACTGGGATTCCGACTTCCTTTAAGAAAGTTGAAATTGGATCTCCCTTTGATCCACGAACCGTACGAATGTAATATGGAGAATGCCATGGATGCATTCCAGAAGAAACTCCAACTAATTGAGAAACTGTTCCAGAAGGCTTTACGCATGTAATAGCTGCCGATTCTGGAATACCTATTTTGGAAGACTCTTCTTTATTTACTTCTCTTGCTTTTTCACGCAAAGTCATAAGAAATGCCTCAAGTGAAATTAGGTCTTCTTTGCCAGACATAAACTTATGTCCAAATTGCCCAGTCAAAGAAACTCCAAGCAGTCGCTCTTCTTCTGTATTGTCTTTCCAGATCTTGCGAAGATACTTAAAGTCTGTTAGTGTTGATTGCCAAGTCCCAAGAATTGTTGCAAGCTCAACTTTGCGTTGAATATCTTTCTTTGTATCGTTTTCACGTAATACGACTTCTGAAAGGTTACAAAACTGGTAAGGACGTAAGATAATTTCTGAGCATGGGTTAGTTCCGTAGTGTATATCTGGATCTCTTCTTCCAAACTTTGCTGCTTGGGCCTGAGCTGCGGCCACATTATATATACCTCGTTCTCCCGACTTAGAGTCATATAAAGATTTCCATTCTGCTATAAATTGTTCCATCTCTGGCTTGCGAGAATATGCAACAGAGTTATTTGATAGTGCACGTTGTGGGCTTTGCTCCCACCAATTTCCAGATTTTGCTTGAGCCATTTCAATATCGTTAATGTTTGAAAGAGAAATCATTGCTGATCTGCGAACTCCACCTACTACAACAACTTCACCAATCTTGCACATAATGTCATGACACTCGATTGGCTTAAGGCTTCTTCCTGTGGCATTTTTAAACTTTGCAATTGTAAAATCAAATAGATTTACAAGTGGTTGTGGTCCTGAAGACCTTCCACCCATTGTCTTAAGTCTTGCGCCTGCAGGTCTAACTTTTGAAACATCAATTGCTGGAATATGTCCAGTCCAAAGCAATGCAAGCAGTTCACGATATGCTTTTGCCCAGCCCTGTTTAGAATCTTCTACAACAATTACAGTATCTGACTTTTCTAGTTTTTCTGGTACTGGCGGTAGCTTATTAATATACTTATATTCTACCGAAAACCCTACGCCTGTTCCACACATCAGAACATACATTGTTTCATCAAATGATCGTGGTGAGTCAACTGGCAGAAAAGCACAATTGTACCCAGCAACATTATCTCTTTCAAGTGCAGCTCCAGAAGTCATTACAGATCTCATGGACGGCATAACATTTCGTTGAAATACAAACTCTTTTAATTCCGCAACTAGCTTTTCATTTGGAATATAATTATGGTTTGTCTTTAAATGGTTAGTCATAAATGAAAAATATCTGTCTACTGTCTCTCCCCATGTTTCTCTACGACCTTCTGCTTCTACCCATTTTGCATATCTAGATAAAGCAATAAAGTTTTCATAAGGATTTTCAATAGTTTGTGACATTTACTATACGACCTTTTCTCCGCCTTGCGGTGCTAATTTTGAATGAAGTCCTAGTGTATCAAACTTTTATTTAATGGTCTAGGGGCAAAAAATACTTTTATAAGTATCAATATGTGAGATATAGTTTCAGTTAACTAACTTGACAGTTACTTATATTCAATGCTATTCTTAGAGTTCGTTATCTCTATAGGAGGAAATGCCAATGGAGAATATAAAACAACAGTTTAGCGATTTGGTTCGTGACTGGACAATAATAGCAGTGACAACACTGTTTTTGTTTTCTGGAAGCCCAGCAAATGCTTTGACTGTAAAACCTTTAGTGAAAACTGAAGCCCAATTAAAGCAAGAAGTCTTAGATAGTTTTAGTAAAGAGATTTACAAGCCATCTGAGATGCTTACAGACGAAGAGTTAGTAACATTACTTAAGGCTGTAGGATTCGAAGGACTAGGCCTTAAGAAAGCATGGTCAATAGCAAAGCGTGAATCTAATGGAAGACCGCTTGCATATAACGGGAATAAGAATACAGGAGATAGTTCTTACGGACTGTTTCAGATAAACATGATTGGAAATCTTGGTCCTACAAGACTTGAGAAATTTGATCTACAGAGTAACAAGGAGTTATTCGACCCAGTAACAAACGCAGAGATAACGTACTACATGACCAATGGCGGAAATGATTGGTCGGCTTGGAAGGGTATGACCCCAAGAGCTAAGGAATTTTATTTAAAATTTCCGACAAAGTAAAGGAGATGGGATGAGGGTACAGTATGTATCAACCTACATCTCCATGTCAGAAGAAGGATTGGTTGAAAAGCTTTTATGCCCAGTAGACCAATCCCTTCTTTTTTCAAATCAAAACCTTTTAGATGAGGTATACTTATATTGCCTAGAGTGTGACTATAAAAAAGCACTTGGTTCAGCTAGCTATCAAAAAATAGTCGATGAGGTAAATAAACATAAAAATGTGTGAAGATAATTGTATTTGTAATTTAGAAAACGAATCGGCCCCAATGCGGGTAACCGATGCAATGGGTAGAGAGGCTTTTTGGTTAGATGCAGGAAGACCTGAATGAAATAAATACCTCTGATTTAGAGGACAACCTTCCTATGGTAAATTATATAATGCTACATAGGATATACGATTTGCTAACTCTGATGTCCAATAAAATTGTTGGTGGAGAAGACACGCAAAAAATGGTAGAATATCATAATAAGGGCTATCTACTAGGACCAGCCCCATCATTTAGACCAAACGAGGAAGAATAAAATGGAAAAAGAAAAAGTAGTACTTTTAATGCTTGAAAAATTAAATAACGATACAAGATTTGCTGGTGTGTCCAGTGGTGCAGATATTGCAGATGTTGAACAGCAGATTATTAAAAATCAGCCATTTTTGCAATGGCAGATGAATAACATGTATGACACACTTGTTGAAAAAGGCGTAATTATTCCTTGACATTGAATCTTTATTAACTTATAATAAAGTGTTGGTCGAGACTCGTCTCCCAATTGTAAAGCCCCCTTTTGGATCCGCCTCCGAAGGGGGTTTTTTACATCTCTGGTGGTATAATAATATTAATATGGCAAGGGATCATTTTTCACAAGCATCTAAGAATCCTAGGTATCAGAGTAGGTTTTATACTAATCAGGAATCTAAAGAATCCCTGTCAGAAATAAAGATTGAATTATTTTTCTCAAAAATATTTTCTAAATTAAAAAGAATAGTTGGTAAAAAATAATGTTTACAGATAATCCAAAGGTGGAGCAAGTTGCAGAGCAGGTCTGGATTTACAGAGGCTTTATAACACCAGAAGAAAATGAAAATATCATGCGTTTAATGAGAGAGCATGAGGCTGCCTACAAAGATTCAAAAGATGCATTTGTATTTAGAGATCAGTATATAGACTGGTACAAGGACAAGACTGGCCCATCAATGCCTGAGCTAAAACCAATCTGGGACAGGCTTTCAATGATGCTTTATCCAGAACACTATATTCATCCACAGCTATTTGTAAATGTAATGCGTCCTGGCGATGAAGGAATGTTTGTGCATGCCGATAGTCCAGGAATGAACATGGAGCATGACCTAACTCAACTAGACAGATGGTCAACTTGCTGCAGATTAAGCCATGGAGTAGTTGCCTATATGGGAGACTACGAAGGCGGAGAAATATTTTATCCAAATATTGAAGCAGATGGAAGAATTAAAGATAGACCAGGAGATCCTGATGATTGCTTGCAGGTAGACGTAAGACCTGGAGATGTAGCAATACATGGAGCAACTCATCCATGGGAACATGGAGTAAGGAAAATAACAAGTGGGATTAGATTTGCATACTCTAACTTCTGCATGGAAAAGGAACACGCTCCAGGAACATATGAGCTATTTGATCCAGATAAACATCCATTTATGACAGATCCAAAAGAAATCATAAACTGGAACAACACTGTTTATCCTGAAACAACTTTCTGCAAAAAGAAATGTGTATGCGGGGACTCTGCTGACTTTCCTTATTGCGACAATACTCATAAGATAGTAAACAAACTTAAATATAAGAAATAATTGAGCATATAGTGCGAAAGTGCGAAAAGTGCGGCGGTAGAAGACATTTTCAAATGTTATTAAAAGCCCTCAAAGGGCCATATAGCAATTTTAGAACATATGGTCTACCCCGAAGTATGCAAATCAATAAAAGAGGGTCTTAGAATGGCTTACAAGTCCTTTTATTATTTACAGATACCTAAAACAGGATCTAAATACTTCATAAGCAACATGTACTCACCATTAAAAGATGAGTTTAATAAACATGGCATTGAATTTCTTAATATGTGGGACCAATATAGCAATCCTTTAATAACGGGGTGGCATCCAGAAATAGATAAAGATACATATGTAGCATCAACATTTAGAGATCCAGTAAAACAAATAGTCAGCAAGTATTGTGATCAATTTAAATCATCCAACAAATCAGAAACAAAATATTATAGTAATGATCTTCCAGATAAAGAAGCATTTATGCAGAATGTAAATACATATGCTAACAATATGTCTAGGTATCTAGTTAGTCATTCAGATGTATATGGTAAGGATATATTGCAGTCAACTGAAATTAATATTAATAGTGCAGTGCGGCGAAGTAAGAGAGTCAATAAATTCATATTAGAATCAACTAACCCAAATGACACAATGCGAAGTATATTACAGGATATGGATCTTCCTGTTCCAAGTTACCTTGAAAAGGATAAGGTGAACCATAAGATCAATGTGAACAATAGCTCTAGACTTTTATATGAGTCTTTGACCGCTGAAGAAGTTGAAGCAATTAGATCTATATCTGATATTGATGAGTATATATATAACTATGCAAAGGGATTAGATTCTTGATCTATATCTTCATCTAGGTCGAAATCAAAGATTTCTACGTTTCCCGCCCAATTTAAGAATCTAGATAGCAAAGCTCCAGAAAGAATTGCTGTCGCAATTATTGCTATTGATGCCCATACTTTTTTCATATATCTCCTTGTAGGGATACTGGGATTTGAACCCAGAATCTATTGTATATAAGACAAGTGCTTTAACCAGATTAAGCTATATCCCCTAGGGACTAGCGTATTCGGTTTGCTACTAATTTTTCGATGCAAGATGTGCAAAAGTTCTCAAGTATGCCTTTAGAGTTAATACGCTCTACATACTTTGGGTTTTCACAGAAGTCACATTTCATGATATTAGTATACCATAATTCTAGTCAACTGCTTTATCTTTAACCACACATATCATTGCGCCATCTTTGTTATGACTCATTTTAGCTTGATCCAAAGAATCATATACTCTGCACTGCCAGCCGAACTTTGCAAATCCCTCTTTTTCTTCTTGTTTTAAAAATTCATTAAATTCTTCTTCTGACATTGATGCTTTTTTGTCTTCATACTCTTTCTTAAATAATCCTGTTAAAAATTGACGAACATAAAATTTATTACCGACAACTGGCATTACTGCATGATATAAATCTGTTCTAAATAGAAGTCCATCTCCTGCTTCCATCTTATATCTAATTGGTGGATCAATCATATGACATTCCTGCTCTACTCCTGCCGCATCTATATATGTCGATAAATCTGCATCTTCAGTATTTATAAGAAGTATATCTCCACCTTCGTAGTCATCGTTTGTATAGATGTTGAAATTGAAGATGTGAGGAGTTCCTCCAAACCAAGGTCTGCGATCTTGATGATATTCCATTGATAGTGGTAATTTTGGATCCGTATTTTCTGATTCTAAAATAACTACATCTGCAGAGCAGTATGAAGCATGCTCTCTAGCTTCTTGCATTGATGTTGGAATATTTGGATCTTCATTTATTAGTTTAAAATAATCTTCGTTTAAATAGTTCTCTTTATATATCTTAATAGCATCCCAGAAAATATCTAAAAATTCTCTAAGGTAGGCTCCGCCTTCATTTTTACATACTTCATATGACGTATCTTCGTATGGATATGCTTTTGAATATTGACCCCATGGTCTCCAATCTTGCCAATCTCCAAACCATTGATCATTATTAGTTTTAGATCTAATAATAAAATCTTGCGTTGCCTTTGGATCCTTTAAAGTATTTTTAAAAAGGATTACATCTTTTGCTAACAGTTCGTGTTTCATTTGTCTCCTAATATGTCTCTTGCCCAAAAAGGCCATTCTTCTGCCCAGCGTTTTCCAGTTTCTGAAGACAGCCAGTCCTTGGATCCTTTAATAATATCATTTCTCCATTTTAGGTATTCTTCTTGATCCCAATTCGTTCCTGGCTTAGTTTTATCATACACTACAAATGTAACTGTTCTTTTATTGTCTCCTGCTGCAGATTCTGCGCCGTGTAATACAGCAGAAGATTGAACTACAAGGTCACCTTTGTGTGGCTGCATCCATGTATTTGTTTCTGGATAGTAGAGTCTTCCGCCATCCATTTCTGCTAAGTATATGACTCCACCGTAAGTTTTTTTGTTTGGGTGAGGATCGTATGCCTGGTCATCGCTATGTATTCCAAATGGTTTGCCTGGGACTGAGTACCAGTGTAAAAAAGTATTTACATCATATTCATCTTCATTAAAAATTTCTTTAACTTTATCTACAACTTGCTGGAGCATGGGGACTCCTAGTAACAGGATTCCTTTATTTTGAGGATTTTCGTTTATATCGCCTTCTTCTTGTGCAATTCTAGATTGCTCAAAAGCCAAATCGCACAGTTCGTTGGATAAAAATCCCCTGTATACATACGCTGACTCATTTGTTTTTTCCCAACCAGTAAAATCAAACATTATATTCCTCCATACTCAATTATAGCACTGTTGCTTTACCGCAGATTGTAGTCAATAAGCATATTGTATATCTTTTTAGTATACTCCTCTTTTAGACCATCAACCGTATGTATATCATTTGAATTAGCATGCTCTATAGTCAATTGATCCACGCCAATACATTCAAGTATCTGTTTTTGAGTAATTATCTCCAGGCCGTGAGCGGAAGCATAGTGAAAAAGTGCGGCGCAGAACAAGTCATTCTGAGTCATACGGTCAGCATAGCTATACTCTTCAACATCTTCCCAATATAGGATCATATTTTCTAGGAATTGAGGGTGTGGCTCCAAAATAATTTTTTTGGAATTAGGGAAATTCTCCATTATGGTTTCTATATATCTTTTAGCGCATTCGTCAGCATTGTTGTATTTGGGCAATAAATACTTTACGTCTATGTAGCCAAACCAAAACATGATGACTGAGTCGTCTTTGATTTCCCGCCAATTTATTTTTTTTCTATTAAATCTTGGAGATTCTGGCGAAGATGACCTTAAATTTTGCTGAGTGAATTTTTTAGGATCAAAATTCCAAGCAGACATTCCGCCTTTACCCCATACAATGAAATCTCCATCAATATGGTTCTCATATATTCTAGTTGACTGACAATCACCTATTAGGTATAATTTTCTCATACTTCATTGTATCATTCTAGATATCACTTGATCTTAGGTCTTAGGTCTTATATATTTAATATTTATTATTTATTGATTTACTGACCCCCCGACCCCCCTATTGGAAGTATACTAAATGTAAATTCTATGTCAAGCTTTTTCAGTTAACCGCCTTTTCAGATTTCATAAAATGTTAATATATTTTTATCTTGTACGATACACACCTAAAAAGAAATCGGACATTTAGGATAGACCGCACATAATGAGCGTGAGTGTGTCCTATATCACATGGGTTTTCTAAGATTTATTTGCGACACGCCCGAGAAACACCTCTAAATGTCAGTCCCCCCTGCTAGAATAAATATATAAAGAAAAACAAGCGGTAAAGAAATCCGCTAAAGAAAGGAGCAATCAAATGCTCACTCAAAACACACTAGACACAATCGTCTATGAATACCAACACGGGGGCGTGAAGTCTAACCACCCCGAATTGACTACCTATGAACGCAAGGCGTTGCTAAAGCACCTCTTTAGCCTACCGACCTATTGCGCTTGTTGTGTGAGGTAAATCACACGGACACTAGGGTCTAAGTCCCCCTAAATGTCAGCCCTATCGGCTACAATAACGACATACAACTAAATAAGAATTAGAGCGTGAGCCTAGCAAATAATCCGAAAGGTGAGCCTAGCAAATAACCGCTCAACACATAACCAACTAACTACTAACGAAAGAAGAACAGACAATGACTATCACTTACTCACTATGGGACGGCGCTCAACTACTAGGCGCAGGCTTTACCGCTAATAGCGCAGACGAAATGAATAAGGTTGTAGCAGACCTACAAAAGGTTTCTAAAAATGTTGTAGCACACATGCGAAAGGTAGAACAGAACTAATGTCATACGCATACTCTTACAATACTAACTCAATAAATAAATACGAGTCAATCCAATCAGATGTATCAGACGCATACGCTTACCTTGATGAGGTAGATGAGGAGCAACCTCCCGTTGATGACTTTGATGATTTTGATGATGATGAATTAGCAAAAGTATTCGCACTAAGTTGGGATAACTAATAATGACAATAAGCGGAATACTATTAGAACTAAACGAATACGGATTAGAGTTAGATAGTTTCTTAGGGGCTATCTACCTACCTTGGCACACTATTATTCTTACCGCCTTAGCGGTAGTAGCCTACAAGGCTTATAAGAAATGGGGTAATCGTAAATGACTACTAATCGCATACTAACTACGCTAGTCCAATTAGGTATCGGTATCCCCGCCCTAATTATGCTACGCCTAGTAATTCGTGATCTAATTCACAATAAATTACGCTAACGCTACGGCGTGTCGGCTTGACAAAGTCAAGCTGGCCCGCAAAGGCACGGGGTCGGGCGTGTCGTTACGGATACG